GTTCTTGATGTCTTTGTTCCATCCATGGCTTCTTCCGCGCGTGGTGGTGCCGGTTTCGGTATTGGAGCCAACCTTGTCGGTTTCCCCCGTGGTCTCTAAGTAAATTTATTATAAAATTTTAATATTTATTTTAATATTAAAATTATACAGTAGGATGATATTCCCAATCTAAATCTTTACATACTTTGCGCCATATCTGGTCTTGTTCTAATTGTTTTTCGCGGTCTTTCATAAGTGGAATATAAGGTAAATATTGTGTTTGATCTAATAAAACACATAATTGATAAAGTGTGTATGTGTAATTAAAAAAATTGGTGCGACTAGGTGGACAATGGACTGCCCAGGGTTTTTGTATTTCAATAAAAAGAAAACATAATGTTTCGTGTAATTGCTCATTCATAATAGGCGGACGAATACCGAATTTAGAATTAATAAATTGTATATGTTCGAAATATTTATTATACCCTAATTTTCTTAATATTTCACGCATTTTATCGTAATTCAACTCCTTCTGAATATCTTTAATACGTTCTTTTTTGATACGATTTTTAATGTTTTCAATGACTTCATCAGGTATTTGTGTTGTTTCTTTCGCTTGAAATTGAGATAATATTTCTTTAAAATGGTTCAAACGAATGTATGCCGTATAAGATGGTTCATTAGGTGGTTCTTTATTGGATGGTTTTGAACTATCATAGACATAATGAATAAATTTACCACAATCAGAATTATTACATATCATAATACCTTCTTCTTCGCGAGGTATAAATTCACCATTTGAACAATAATGACATATATCATTTGGAATAATATAATCTTGAATGTTTGTAATTTCATTATTAACATTTTTCCAATATTTCGCCAAAGTATTAATTTTCGTTTCATTTTCATCATTATCTGTATTAGAATCTTGTTTAATCTTGAAAAATTTATTTAACACATTGCTATTATTCTTATTAGTAGTACCTGAAGATATTGTTTTTTTCTCTTCAAAATAAGAGAAAATATGTTTTGAATTGTTTAAAAAATAGTTTTTTTTCTTTAATTTCAATTGTTTTATTTTTGAATTTATTTGTTTTATTTTGTCACTGATTGTCATACCTTCAACTATATCGTCGTTTTTTAATGACGATAACTTTTCCTTCAATAATGTTCTTTCATTTATTAACTGAGGTATAATAATATCCTCATCATTTTTAAATTCCTCAATTAATTTACTATGCTTCATATCCAATGTATGTATAAGCTTAATAGGAGCATTTTTATTATTCATTTATTATAAATAAATAATAATTATTAATATCTAAATTATATTTTGTATATTTTATTTTGTTTAACTGTTATAGGGTAAAATTCCCATTTTTTATTCATAGTATAGTAAAAGATATTCAACGATGGAAGTTGAACGTTCTGAAAATACGACGAAACATTTTAAAATGGAACGAAAAACATTTATTAAAATGAAATTTATATATAATGCTATTCAGGATGGATGGACAGTAAAAAAACGGGATGAGAACTTTGTTTTTCAAAAAAAACACGAAGGAAAACATCAAATTTTCGAACCGGAATATTTAGAGAGTTTTATTGAAACAAATATGAAACTATAAATGCTTTTAATATATTAAAAGTTTATACTATAAATATTTATAGCATAAATGAACTACAAATTACTTGACCAATAGCTTATGTATTTAGGGAGTTTATGAATATTTTACAAATATAATTGTTTTTTATTAGTTTTTTTCTGAAATTTTTTTCTTTTTGTATAATATACTAGAAAAATGGGAGGAGCTTTGATGCAACTTGTCGCTTATGGTGCCCAGGATGTTTTCCTTACCGGAACTCCTGAGATCACTTTCTGGAAGGTCTCTTACAGACGCCACACTAACTTCGCCATGGAGTCTATTGAGCAGACTTTCTCTGGACAGGCTGACTTCGGTCGCCGTGTTACTTGCACCATCTCCAGAAATGGAGATCTTGCCTACAGAACTTACCTTCAGGTCACTCTTCCTGAGATCAACCAAAACATGAACTCCTCTGGTGCTGTCTACGCCCGCTGGTTAGACTATGTTGGAGAGCAGCTCGTCGCTCAAGTTGAGGTTGAGATTGGTGGTCAGCGCATAGACCGTCAATACGGAGACTGGATGCACATCTGGAACCAGATGACCCTTTCTTCCGAGCAACAGCGTGGTTACTTCAAGATGATTGGAAACACCACCCAACTCACCTACATCACTGAACCCGAGTATGCCAATGTCAACGGACCTTGCGCTGCTTCCGGTGGACCCGCCCAGGTCTGCGCTCCCCGTAACGCCCTTCCTGAGACCACCCTTTATGTTCCTCTTCAGTTCTGGTTCTGCCGCAACCCTGGACTTGCCCTTCCTCTTATTGCCCTTCAATACCACGAGGTCAAGATCAACCTTGACCTTCGCCCCATTGGTGAGTGCCTCTGGGCTGTAAGTCGTCTCGATGCGACTACGGGAACTGTCTCTGTTGCCGATGCTTACCAACAATCTCTTGTTGCTGCCTCTCTTTACGTCGACTACATCTTCCTCGACACCGATGAGCGCAGAAAGATGGCACAGAACCCCCACGAGTACCTCTTCGAGCAACTTCAGTTCACCGGAGACGAGTCTGTCGGTTCTTCTTCCAACAAGATCAAACTCAACTTCAACCACCCTTGCAAGGAGCTTGTCTGGGTTGTACAGGGAGATGAGAATGTTGACTACTGCAACTCCTTGATTGGAGGCGAGACCCTCTACAAGACTCTTGGAGCTCAGCCTTTCAACTACACCGATGCCATTGATGCTCTCCCCAACGCCGTCCGTGCCTTCGGTGCTGATGAGACATCTGCTTTCGTCAGCGCTGATGGCACTTTCAGTGATGATAATGCTCTCTCTGCTAACCCTACCGGACAAGCCGGTCTTTCCGATGCCGGAACCTTCGTCCTTGCTGAGTCTGCCCTTGACATGCACTGCTGGGGAGAGAACCCTGTCGTCACCGCTAAGCTCCAGCTTAACGGACAGGACCGTTTCTCCGAGCGTGAGGGTTCCTACTTCGACACCGTCCAACCCTTCCAGCACCACACCCGTGCCCCTGACACCGGTATCAATGTCTACTCCTTCGCCCTTCGCCCCGAGGAGCACCAGCCTTCCGGAACCTGCAACTTCTCCAGAATCGACAACGCCGTTCTTCAGCTTGTCCTTTCCTCCGGAACTGTTTCGGGCGTCAAGACCGCAAAGGTCCGCGTATATGCAGTCAATTACAACGTCCTTCGCGTAATGTCCGGAATGGCCGGGGTCGCGTACTCTAACTAAATTAACAGATTTATACTGTTAATAATGGTTTTGTTAATCACTAAAAAAATTAATATTATAAATTTTATAATATTAACACTAATAAAAGAGTTCAATAGTTTGAATAGTTTTGTCAGGAACGTTGTTTACCCAGTAGTCAATTTGTTGAAAGAGAACGTTCAACCTATTTTCCCATTCTTTTATCTTTGTTTTAGGAACAGAAATAACTCCGTAACCGTTTAGTTTCCAGCACGATGATATTTTATTCCCATTTTCATCAACATAACTATCGGGATTAAATCTTATAAATGAGATAGGTCTATGAGCTAAATCTTGAGAAATTTCCATCAATCTCTTGTTTTCACAAGAACAATCGTATGTATCGTGTTTATTTTCATCTACTTCCACAATAACAATATGGCTTCCAAGTTCAAGCAATAAATCAGGACGTCTTTTGCTACATCCACCTTCAATTTGTTTATCAGCAATCCATCCAAAATCCGGAAATTTATCAATCACTTTTTCAACTACGTCCTTCTCTTTTGTTTTGAAATTGCGCGATGCTTCAATTTCAGGGTGGAAATGAAGAACGCAAGGTAAGCAATAACCATTATATTTTGTAATACCTCTTGTTTCACATAGAGGTGCTTTACATAATTGACTACCACCATGTATTTTACATCTTGAAGCAATTTTTCCACAAGGACATTTTTCACAACATTTTTTACAACCAGCAATACTTTTTCCACAAGGGCATAACTCTTTGCTTTTTGGATTGCATATAGGACATCGTCTTCTGCGTTTATTATGT